TGTTCGGTAGCGTAGAGAAGGACATACTCAAGCAGCTACACGAAGGCAAGCGGCCCGCACTCGATAAGGCACACTTCCACACGGACTACACAGAGAAGGTTGCGCCAGTGCTCTTAAAGACCTGCCACGAGTTTATACAGACAGGCAGGGATATGGTAACTCGCAGCAAGTCAATCAAAGCCGTGCCAAATGTGACGGCGTGGCTGAACGCTAGAGCCACATTCGCCTCAACCTCGATTGTCGATACGCTTAATCAGGCGCTATCAGCGTCCCTCGCAGAAGGCTACGCCAACAATGAGGACATGGACGACTTAGCGGATCGCGTGGCGGACGTGTTCGGCGGACAGAACGGCATAGACCGCAACCAGCTCATTGCGAGAACAGAAACAATGTACGCTTGTAACTACGGACTGACCGAGGGTTACAAGAGTATGGGAGTCACCAAAGAGAAGTGGCTAACGGCGGACGATGAGCGCACGTGTGAGCTTTGTCTGGACATGGACGGCGAGGTATTTGACATAGACGACTTTCCAACGCCGCCGCAATCAACCCATCCGGCGTGTAGGTGCTGTGGCAAGCCTTACAGGGGGGACGAAGAGGCTGAAGATTGGGGCAATGACAATGGCTAGTTTTCAGAAAGTGCGACTCGGCGATTATGCCCCGGCGTTAGTCTACTTGGTCTCTGTCCGCGAGTTGCAACAGATATACCCTGATTTCACTGAGGGCGGTAACGACATGGTGTATTGTGCCGCCGTAGCGACTGACGCCAATCGCAAGGCCGATTTCATGCTTCCAAATGAGATTTATGTAGAAGGCGGATTTGACGATCTTAAATACTACTTACTCCATGAACTGCACGAGCGCAATCTGATGCACAACGAGGGGTGGGTTTACGATGATGCGCACGACGATGCGAATTTTATCGAGCATCAAATAGCGCGTGTAGCGCAGCGAGAGGGCAATCTCACACTGGTGGACGAGTTGATTCAGCGAGAGCTTAATATATTCCAAGTTATCGGAGGTGTAAATGCCGTCTAATGTTATCACAAAGACATTTCGATGTATCGTTAAATCAGTAGACGAAGCTACTGGCATTATCGACATGCTGATTCCGTTGTCTACGCCGTCCGAGGATAGGACGTTCGGTGCCAACGGCGGCGAGGTTATCAAGGTTGGCGCGTTCGATAAATGGCTGCCACAGTTCAGGAAACGTGCCGTGCTTGTTGCCGACCATACATATACCGATATCCGCAAACAGATTGGGGAGTTTGTTGATTTAGTGGCAACGCCCGGGGGATTATTCGGCAAGCCGAAGTATTACATAGGGCAGGGTAATGCCGAGGCAGACTGGGCCTTTAACATCGCTTCAAAGGGAATGGCGGCATATTCAGTGAGTTTTATCCCCTATGACTTTATACGTGGCAAGAGCGCAGACGATCCGCCCATCACATATACCGAATGCGAGCTGGTTGAAATATCCCACGTGGTAGTGCCAATGAACCGCGACACTATCCAAGAACGGCGCGGCAAGAGTTTCAACCCTGTAATAGACAAGCTCTATGATGATGTACTGGCCTCCGATGTGATTGTCGATAAGGGCGTTATCTCTTACCACAAATACCCGATGGCTGACGTTGGCACGGCATGGGACGCCGGAGCCGAGACAAAGAAAGCCGAAGTCGAAGACCTCAAGAAGATGTGCGCATATTCGGACGGTGACGGCACGAGTAAGGGCGATTACCATTTGCCCCATCATAAATGTGACGGCAAATACACAACCGTCTGGAAGGGCGTCGCTGCCGCTGCCGCCGCTGTGCAGGGCGCAAGAGGCGCTGACATACCAGATAACGTTTTGAAGGGCGTTAAGGCTCATTTAGCCTCACACTACAAGGATTTCGACAAAGGAGTCCCGCCGTGGGAAAAGGATGGTAAAGGGATGAAGCAGTCAGAGATTAAAGATGAACTCGATTACTGTCTGAAGATTGTTAAAGAGGGCAATCTGAACGCCGAGAATAAAGCGTTACTGGATGAGATATGCCGTTTGTCAGGATACGACAATCCTGTAAATATAAAATCCTCAAAGGTTTGCATACAGCACGCGATGGATGCGTGCAAGCTGGCAATGGACACTATGCAAGCCCACGATAAATGCCATCAGCAAGCCTTCGCCGTGCATTCCGAGTCTATCATTAAGTGTTACAACGGACTTAAGGGGATGCTATCAAACGATGTTGATATGCCGGAAGAGGCAATGGCAGAGAAGTCTATCGAGGTCGCCAACATAGACGACCTCATCGCAAGAGCAGTCGAAAAAATTTAAGGAGAAAGAAATGAGTTTAGACGAAAAGGACATGGCGGCAATAGCCGATATCTCGGCTAAAACAACCGCCGCAACGCTAGAGAAAAAAGCACGCGAGTGGGGATGGGAGAAGGACGACGCAAAGGATAAGGAAGTCGTCCGCAAGTTCACGCCTGGCGCGGGGGTGCCAACGGCTACACCTGACGGAGTTCAGGTAACAAAGGCCGCCGGTGATCAGCCGTTCAAGTCTTACGGCGAGCAGCTATTCGCAGTCAAAGAGGCTGCGTACATCGCAAAGGGGCAGATTGACAAATCAATCGACCCTCGGCTTCTTGGTGTACATCAGAAAGCAACAGGTACGTCAGAGATCATCCCCGCAGAGGGCGGCTTTCTGGTAGCTCAGGAGTTTCTCCCCACGATTATCAACCGCCCGCACAACACAGGCCAGATTTGGGCAAAGGTTCGCAAGCAGGAAGTCGGGCCCAATTACAACGGCTTCAAAGTCCCAATGATAAACGAAGTCAGCCGCGCTGATGGATACCGCTTGGGCGGAGTGCAGGGCTACTGGCTGGGAGAAGGCGGAACGCTTACCAGAAGCAAGCCTGGCTTCCGTCAGATATCCCTCGAACTTCAGAAGCTCATCTGTCTGTGCTATTGCACGGACGAGTTGCTACAGGATGCTGTGCAACTAGAGAGCTTCATCAATATGTGGTTCCCCGAAGAATTCGGATTCATGAATGACGCAGCTATTATCGCCGGTGACGGACAGGGCAAGCCGCTCGGCATCCTGAATAGCCCCGCTATGTACCAGGTTTCAAAAGAGACCAACCAAGTATCGGCAACTGTCGTTACGCAGAACATCCTCAAGATGTGGCAAAGCTGCTATGCGCCTTCCCGCGCCACTGTTGAGTGGTTTATCAACCAGGAAGTCGAATCTCAGCTTGACCAGCTCTCCCTTGCAGTAGGGACAGGCGGCATACCCGTTTACATGTCCCTGAACATGGGCATCACCGAAGACGGGCGCATGAGGCTCAAGGGTCGCCCCGTAAACATCATCGAACAGGCGAGTGCACTCGGAACTTTGGGCGATATCATCCTGTTCGATCCGCAACAGTACATGCTTGGGCAGAAGGGCGCTATAAACATGGCGACTTCAATCCATGTACAGTTCATCACAGATGAGACCGCCTTCCGCTGGACATATCGCTGTAACGGTATGCCGATGTGGAATAGCACTCTGACGCCGTATAAGGGCTCCATCAGACTGAGTCCCATAATCGCGCTTCAGAGCCGGTAAAAAAGAGAAAGTTAAGGAGAAAATAAGATGAAACTTTTAATGCAGAACCTGTTTTTCCTGCCGGTATCAGCGCCAGCGACTAACCCCGCGACCTTCTCCACTCCCGGCATTAACATGGGGATGGTAGAGGCCATAGAGTTTATAGTCAGCGTTGGCACCCTGGGCACCGCCGACTATACGATCACTGTCGGCTGCTCGGCAACGGCCAAGTCCACAGCTTCTGATGTAGACCTGCCCTTCAGGTATGCCAAGAGCGCAGCGGCTGGAACCGATACTATGGGGGCCATGACCAACGTTGCAGTAGCTACTGGCATCAACTTCGCCAATGCCTCCGACAGCAACAAGTCTACCATCATAGACATTGCATCCGAGGAATTGACGCAGGGTTATCCCTATGTGCAGCTTACCGTCACTAGGGCTGGCTCGGCGACCGCCGTTGGTCTGGCGGTAAACGCTATCGTGAAGCCGCGCTACCCGCAGAAAACCACTAAGGACGGGTCAGGCACGAGCCTGTTTTCTTAACATGAAAAAGAAAGGGTTACAGGGGGCTCCTCGTAAACGTAGGGGCTCCCTGTCGCCTAATAAGGGCATCGAAATAAAAGCGATGGCCTGTCCTGTGAAACACAGGGCAATACTCTATCCGATAGAGTGTAAAGGTCAAGAAAGCGAGTAAATAATGAGTACACTTTGCTATTGGTCTCCACTAGACGGTATGCAACACTGGGTCGGTAACGACGGCAGTCCAGTATTCGTCTTTGACCCAGTCAACCACAAACTGACAATCGGGTCGGGAGCTACACTGGACGCCTCGGCGGGAACGTTATCGCCGCCGTTAAGCGCGTTCATCTTCTCAGCCTCGTTGCCGTACTTTTACACCGCCGTGACAACTCTGACATCCGGCACTGGTTACAGCATGAGCGCCGCACAGGTATTGGGTGGTCTCACGATGGATACCACTACCTCCACAGGTGGATTCAATGCGCAGTTGCCGCTAGTATCCGCCATCACAACGGCTGCGCTTCCGGCTGCTATCAACGTTGCGGGCGGAAGTTTCGACTTCTCCTACAACAACCTCGGCACGAACGCCGTTACGCTTACGACTAATACGGGATGGACGAACCTCGTAGGGAATATGACAGTTTCCGCTACTACGATGGCTCACTTCCGCATGGTCTACATTAACAGTTCAACGGCGAACCTGTACAGGCTTTAAGATCGATAGCCTCGGGCGGGGGCTTTATACCCGCCCTATCTTTTTCAAAGGGTCTTAATATGACAGTTAAGATGATCACAACCACAGGGGAGTACACGTGCTTGACTACGGATTTACCCACGTTAGCAAGCACAGCCAGCGAAGGCTCTATCGCGCATTGCGAAGATGGCAGAGAATATGAGCTTGTGAATGGCACGTTCAGACGGAGAGTATAGTTAGTTATGATGTATTACCCAACGCTCCAAAATAGACATAGCTACGCGACGTTAGTGCAGCTTAAAGACCCGGGCTGGCTTAATATCACTGACGCTGTGTCCGATGCTACACTGTTGTCGTTACTAGAGGAAAGCTCGAAACGTTGCGACAGAGCGTGTAACAGGTTCTTCTATCTTTGCAACGATACGCGCTATTTTGACGGCAAGGCATCGGTTATCATCTTGGACGATGATCTATACCAGCTTATCGCTATGAATGTTGACCCTACGGGCAGTGGACAATACTCGCTATCGTATAGCGCGACGAACACGCCAGCCGATATATTTTTGTATCCACTGAACAGAACACCCACAACGACTATCGAGGTCAACTGGAACGGTCAATACGGCACGTTCTACGCCGGATTCCGCCATAATATTCAGATTCAAGGCGTGTGGGGGCATGGGCCGGATGTCTATAATAATGCGTTCGAGGACAGCGGTATTAGTGCCTCTCTGACGGCAGACCAAACAAATGCTTTCACTGGCAAGTTTCCTATAACTTTCTGGTCACCTACAGCGTGGTACACGTTGCAATTATCAGGCGGCAAGTCGGGCAAGCTCGCGGCGGGTATGACTATCATGGTTGACCAAGAGATGATGTATGTTTTACAGGTCTATTATCAATCGGACACGGTGCTTTTGCAGAGAGCGACAATGGGTACTACGATTGCCGCTCATAGCGAAGACGCTGAAATATATGTCGCTCAATACCCCGCTGACGTTAATAGAGCTTGCCTTATCATCGCAAAGGACGAATATAATAAGCGTCTTTCGTCCGGCGGGTCTGTCGGCAACGCGGTTACGGGAACCGATAAGGCTCCGCTCGGCAACGAAGCGGACGGGCTATTGAAGCCCTACAAGCGCGAACGTGTAGCGACATGGGTAGGAGACTAACATGGCTGATACTGGGAGCCTCGGATATGAGATAAGTGGCATGATTCGCGGATGCAACGCCATGCAACCGTACCAGCGGCCTGACTGCCCTAGATGTGGATGGGAGTCGCTGGAGAAGTCTATCGACGGTATCAGACATTGTAGACTCTGTGGCTGGGTAGATCAAATCTACGTAACTCGCGACACAGGACGGCCAACCGTATCAGGGGTATAGCATGGAAGTCGATATTTCGATAAGCCGCGCTGACAATCTCAATGAGATTTTGCCCGAATTGCTCGGCGATCCGTTGCGGCAATTCTTTGAAAGCCTCATTCCAGACACGCAAGCAATGGTCATGGATAAGACGCCCGTCGATACCGGCTTTCTAAGGGGCAACATACGAGGGGAAATTGACCCGTCACCTATGCCGCTCTATGGCGAGGTCGGGACGGATGTTGATTACGCTATAGACGTAGAGGAGGACACCGCACCCCATTGGACATCCTGGACGAATCTTAATGAGTGGGCTTTCCGGCACAGCGCAAACGTCTTCGCCGTCCAGTACGGTATAGCGATGCACGGCACGACGGGGCATCACATGTTTCAGATCGCATTTGATTGGTTAGCCGATTGGAAGCTAGAGAGTGCGCTAGACCAACTAGCGGCGGATATAGAGACAAAGTTTGAGGGCGGTAACGTTAAATGAGCATAGCAGGTATCAGAGGGCAATTAGTAGAGGCGCTGCAAAATATCAGCCCCACTCTAAAGATATACCCGTATATGCCGAGCAACCCCAATGATAACACGTTTATGTACCTGCGCTACACTAACACGTCACACCTAATAACATTCTCGAAAACGCTCAGTCGCATGAACTTTATCGTGTCTGTAATGACGATGTTCCCCGCCGGAACGCGCACTGAGGACGCAATCAAAGTTTTAGACACCTACACTGATTCAACAGGCCAGAACAGCGTCAGGGCGGCGATATACGCCATTGAGGACAATGCCCTGTTGCCCGATGCCTCACACGCGCACTTGACGGGCGTTAGCCCGGCCAGACGATATATGTTTAACGGCAAGCCTTATCTCGGAGTCGAAATGGCTCTACAAGTATATACAGCATAAGGGAGGGAACCATGACAAACATTGCCC